TAGGAACAAAGATTTACCAACTCCAGTCCCTGCCATGACAATGTTCAATGTTTTTGTTGGTGTTCCACCATTCGTGATTTGATTGAAGAAGTCAAGATCAAATGCGATTCGCTTTTCCTTTGCATGATAGAAATCATATCGCTCATTGTAGTCTTCGATATAGTCATGACCGATATGAACGTCGAAGGAGACTGCTAGTGCCTTTGACAAAATATCTGGAATAGATCCTTGAGACTGCTGGGTCTTGCCATCGATAATCTGAATCGACTCCATAATGGCATTGTAAACCGCTTTGTCTTTACAGAAATTTTCTGTCTCGTTGAGCAACCATTCCGCATCACATAATTCTTGATTGTTCGAGATTTGCTCAACGATACCAACGACACGCTTCATCTCCTCTTGAGTTATGCTTTTGTTTTTATCCAGAAGAATATACAACGCTTCCTTTGTGGGAAGATTGTTGTATTTGATTATAAAGTCATTAATAGTTTCATATACAAAACGAACACTACGATCATGAAAATACTCCCTTTTGATAAAGGGAGTGACTTTTCTAGAATACGTTTCGTTTTTAAGTAGATTGTGAAGAATTAGTTTTTCAACATCAGTCATTTTCATCCTCGTTAGTTACAGAGTCTGCGCCGTAACTAAACTCAGTATACACTGCCTTGTCGATCAGATCAAGAACATCCTTGGTAAAATACTTTTCAGGATTATCATAGATGGTCTTTTCAAATACTTTACTTCCATCTGGCAATTCAATTCGTGTTGAATTTTTCTTAAATATACCAGCATTTACAGCAATTTCTACAAGACCATAATATGGATCAAGACCAGTGTCATAATTTAGACGAACATCGATTTGTTTATTTTCCTTGGTAAACCTACCCTTGTAAAGTTTACAATGAACAATGTTACCAACAACTTCACCATCGGAATTCTTATCTTTCTTCTTCGAAAGATAAACAATAGTTGATGCTGCATACTTAAGACCTGTACCACCACCCATCTCAGACATTGGGACATAAGCACCAACGACTTGATAAGTATGATTCGTCATGATCATTGGAATCTTTGCGATGCCAAGTTTGACTGTAAGTACACGGAAAGTTGACTTCACAATTTGTGCGCGAGTCATATCTCGCGTTTCCTTGCCTTCGGCAGTATCGTTCATCTCTTTGGATGTTGACAACATACCAAGAGAATCAAGAACAATCATAGTTGGTTTACGATCATCCTTTGGAAGTTCAAGATACTTATCAACAATCGTGATTGCCTGATGACGAAACTCTTCTACAGTCGATACAGGAAATACTGCAATTCGCTTTGGATCGATGCCACGATTCTTGAACATCTCAGAAGTGACTGCTTGCTCTGAATCAAAGTACAGAACAACTGCTTCTGGATTGTCTCTTAGAAACTTGGATACAATAGATAGAGTAAAGTAAGTTTTACCTGTAGAAGATTCCCCAGCAAGTGCAAGGATTTTGTTACCAGGCATTCCAGAATAGATACTTCCACTCAGCAATCCGTTGAGAAGATAAGTTCCAGTGTCTACAAATCCACTGACATCTGATCCTTCAAGACCGTCACTAACCAATGATGCATATTTGTTTCCTGATGATTTAACCATCGATGATAAAAAGTCACTCATAATATTCCTTTCAACCGAATAAATTTTCTAGTGTATTTTTCTTCTCTGTTGACCAACCAATAGTATCTAGGATGGCAGTCAATGGATCAATAAATGATTTCTCAAACTGAGTTTTAAAATCAATATATCCTTCAAGTTTAAATTCCTTTGGAAGAACATTAGGAAATGAAATTACTTGATCTTCTCCTATTGATCCACCAAGAGGATTTGGTTTCTTGAGCATAAGAAATTTAATTTTGTCACCTTCTCGGATATTGCGATATTTCTTGCTGATCTTAAATTGATTGAGATAATGATTATAGATCAAAGCACCTTTGACAGCGATTGGTGTTGATTTTTTATAAATCGATTCCCGATCCGCATATTTGTCCATGCCATTGACGCTTCGGGGAAATGCAATATCCTCTGGGGGCAAGGAATAAAATTCCTGACGACATTTCTCAACAAAGTCAACCATATCGCTTTCGGTCCCATTCATTGTAATATTGATCGCAGTCTTCAAATGCTTGCGAACAAATTCGGGAGTCGATGAGCGAGTTGTTTCAATGCCCATGATCTTGAGTTTGGGTTCTGCATATCGTACACCTTCAGAATCCCACACATTCAACATGTATCTTTTCTTCGCAGTCCAAATTCCCTTGTCAGCAATAACCTCTCGACCCATCTGCATTTTATTTTCATAGGCATTTGTAAGATCGGCAAGTTCCTTAAACTTCTTGTCGATGAACGGAAGAAGCAATTCTTCTGCTGACTTATCAAGAAAGTTCACTACATTCTTGGTATCGGGAGGAGGGACAGGTTTGCCATCAACCATTCCCTTGTTTGGGAATGCTTTCTCCACCAACACATCCAATCGAAGATAGACCGAATCTGTATCTGAGGAAATTACATAATCAACATCTTCTGTCTTTACTACTTTATTCAGATACTTATTCAATTCCTGACCAATCCATTGAATAGACAACTGACCCGACAGAGTGATTGCCTCTGCGAGTTCAGTTGAATAATATCTGAAATATTGGTTGCCTATTGCACCGTAAGCAGAGTTCAATTGAATCTTACGAACCAACTGAAAGTTATGATATTTGGAAATATCAAGTTCTGCTTGTCTTTTAAGTTTCAACAATTCATCATTAGAAAGAGATTTCAAATCCATAATAAAAGTATATCACAAATCAATGAAGTGTCAACAGATACTTTGTCTGATTGAGTAAACCTAGCATTTCATCTCGAATATTCAAAAGATCTGTATCCTCTTCTGACAAATCGGATGGAAGTTCGTTGGTCAAATAATCTTCAAAATATTTTATAACTGGCATTGGATGTGCAGTTTCGTATCCCTTAAGTTCAATGCCTCTGTGTTGCTCAGTATCTTTTCCATACTTTCCCATGTATGTTTCGACAAAGGTATCGATAAGATCGTCTAATCCCTCGTAGGCTTTACCTAATGCCTTGTGCTCGGCATAGGATGGGGTTTGCCAATGATGAATACGAAGTTGATTCTGAAGCGTTAATAATTTAGTAATACATTCCATAAGTTTGTCCCTCTGGTTTATTTATAAGTTTTGTTTCCATGACCCATCTAAAATAATACCACACTCTGGAACATCCTCGGGTGTTGCCTTTTGGACAGAATAGCAGTGAGATATTTTCATTCTCTTGCGAATTTCGTTTAGACTTTCTGCTTCCGTTACCGCATTTGATTTCTTCTTAAAAACAAGAAGACCCTTGCGGGGTTCTCCCGAAGAGTCTACTAGGTTATCTGACACAAATTGGTTTGTTTCAGTAATGATTCCGTACATTATCGTCGCCGCCTTCGGATCACACCAGCAACCGCAAGCAGAGCAAGTGCCGATGGTGTGGGAACGATCTCGTAAGAGAAATTGTCGAGGATGAAATGGTTGATGGGCGAGTTAGGAGAAAACCCTGAGATCTTCAAGGTATCAATGGCTACTTCATCGAACTCTAGCCTTGTTCTCACCATAGAAGGGATCGACAGAGTGCGGCTCCATACAACCGAACCATCCCGATATCCTGTGAGAGTCAAGTCAAGGTCAATCCATGCAGCGGTGATGTCCGCACCGACAAACCTCCAAAGTTCGTCTCGACTGATTCTAAACCCATTGGCAGCGTCCGACCCATAGGGGGTGAATAGCGCACGGTCACCGACGAGCCCATCGTCGTAGCCGCCGAAGTCCACATCCTTGATGTCGTAGTATGCCCATCGTCCTGAGAATGGTTGCCATTCGGGATTCGATGCAGGAACGACGAGATTGCTCAAGAACTGAAATCCTTGGTAATCTCCGATAGGACTTGCAACCACGAACTCAACGTTTGAGGAAGGTACTGTAGGCTCAGGCAGATCCTCAAATGTGAGTGTGAGATTTGCGTGTGCTGCCGTTGCGATAAATGCTGTTGCGATTAGTGTCTTCATTGTGTCTTCTAGTTTCATAATACCAAAGGTGGGAATCGAACCCACATGCCATAAGGCAATGGATTTTGAATCCACCGCGTCTGCCAGTTCCGCCACATTGGTGTAATGGGAATGGTGGGAATCGAACCCACACGATCAATTGATCGACAGATTTTAAGTCTGTTGCGTCTGCCTGTTCCGCCACAATCCCGAACTACCCCGCCTAGATTCGAACTAGGAAAAAGAGAACCAAAGTCTCCTGTGATACCGTTTCACCACGGGATATTAAAACACATTACTTGCGAGTGCGTACATTGCGATACCACTCGCGGTTCCTACATTCAGACTCCTGACACTTCCATACTGTTTAATGTACAATACTTGGTCGCAGATGTCAAGGATTTCTGCGGGTAGACCAACTTGTTCCTGACCAAACGCTAGAACATAATGTGTATTTGAGTCCCATACAAACTCGTCAATTGCCGTAGCACCTGGCACATTATCTATGCCAATTACTTTGACTGTTCCGTAAGATCCACGAATTATCTTGATCTGATCTTCCAGTTCAACAAAGGTCTTGGCGTGCTTGAAATGTGTGTAATGATGTGTGCCTACAGTGCCACGGCGATCATACTGCTTTGCTCCATAAAGGATTACTTGCTTAGAAAGAAACGCATTCGCGTTACGAATAACTGTAGCAATATTGAAGTCATTATAAAGATTGCTACAAACAACGGTAAAATTATTCCGCTTTGCATCAAGGTCTGCGATGATCGCTTCATGCTTCCAATAATGGTAGTGGTCAATCACGTTCCTCGTTTCCATAGGTATAGTATACCATTAAACTTTACTTTGTCAAGCCCCTTCGCTTCATTTCTGCGTTGATATCTTCCAGATTCTTTTTGGCATCAATCATTTTGTTCTTGAACATTTTACGATCTTTATACATTTGATCCATAAGTTCTGGCAAGAATCCACGCACATCTTTTCTATAGGTAGTTCCATTAGCAGCAGTTGATACATTTCTCTTCTTGTTATCTTCAAGAACACCCATTGTCACTGAACCTCTTTTTAGTACGCCTTCGGGTGATACCACACCACGAACACTTTCCTTTGTGATTGTTTCTGGTGAGATATTGTACTGCATGATGAGATGCGGATACAGTGAATTCAAGTCAAAGGATACTACCCACTTGTGCATACCTACTTGTGGTTCTTTTACATAACCACCAGCATATTGCTCGTCTTTTCTTCCCTTTTTCTTTGGTGGAATTGCAATTCCTTTGTTGCTAAGTGTGTTGTAAATGATTACATCCCATGTACGAACTTGGGAGAAGACATCCTGATAATTTACTCCTGCTGAATATGCCAGAGCAATTGCCAGTTCAATTAATTTTAGTTTCTCTTCCAACTTCTGAACAAGTTCAACATCTCGAATGTTATACTGAACAAACTTAGAAAAGTCCTTGCGATAGAATTCAGTCAAACTTTCATACTCTTCATAACCAAGTTTTTTCTCACCCAGTTCTACATAAGAAATATGATTCAATGAATATGATTCCTGATTCGTGTATGTGAATGTCTTGTAGACTTCATAATAATCAAGCATAGAAATGCCGATTATGTCATACATCAGTTCTTCGTTTCCATTCCTAGTAATAAACTTCTCCTTGACGATTCCCCATGGAGAAAGTTTCTTTGCTGCTTTGAATCCCATCAAATGCTTGATTCTTCTGATGAGATATGGGAAATCGAAGAATCGTATATTCCATCCCGAAACAACATCAGGATAATTTGCTGCAAAATAATCAAGAAATGCCGTGAGCATTTCTTCTTCGTCATCGTATTCGTATATACGAGACATATCTGCCAACTTTACTTTTCCAAGACAGAAAGTCGCTCTTCCTGTTCTCGTTGACAGCAGAGTAATCACATTGATTTTTTCACGGGGATCCTCAATCGAAGGCCAACCATTTTCCGAGGTCGTTTCGATATCTATGTACATTACATCGATTTTAGAAAAATCGTATTGTACATCAGTACCATACTTGGAATTAATAAATTGATATTCTGTTTGGATGTCACCATGAATTTCAAACCCAGGAACATCAGAATACTTGTCATTGAATTCCTTGTAGGATTGATATGAATCAAATGTCATTTCTGCCAGAGATTCACCATGAATCGAAACAATATCAGTTTTCTTTTTAGATGGGAGATAAACCTTTGGAACATATTTTTGACTTCTGTATTTTGTTACACCATTCTCTTTCTCAGCATAAAGAATGGAATCAAAATTATAAAAAACGTTTGTGTAAAAATTCATTTTACGTTTGACTTGATGTAGGCGGAAAGAAGAACCGAATAGTTGATCAGATCAAGAAGTGTATCGTGTACAGATTCATCTTCTACTGCTAATGTGCCTTTCTTTGCAAAGGAAGAAAGACGAGACATCTTATCAGTCATCCTGACAAGAAATGCTTGCTCAGTAGAACAAACACCTAACGCTTCAGCGCGTCGAAAATTAGCAAAGGGATCAGACACCCCACCAGCATAATCTGCATTCTTTTTCTTCATGAGAAGAAGCGCAGCGGCAGACATTTCTTCGTGTAATTTAAAAAGTTCATCCTTGGTCATATTAGTCTCCGAACAGTCCCTCTAGTGTAGCAAATCCTGGAGATAAGTCAAATCCATTCTTTGAAAAACACCAAATGTTTTCAATAAAAGTTGTGACAAGATATTTCTTAAGTTCAGCAGAATCAATGTTCTTTGGTCGTTGCTTGATTCTCATACCAATCTGCCCGTCGAACACTCCACCAAGACCCTTGATGTAATCTACCATCTGATCACATGTATTGTATCGTTTACCATACACATGAGGATCCATGATATTGATCATCATCGATCCGTGATCTTCCAATGATTCGAAACATGCTTTCATAACTGGTGAGTAAAACTTATTCCACCACTTATCATACTCCGAATAACGGAACCATGATTGCTTCCAGTCATCTCCACCCTCATCATACAATTCTGTTGAGAAGTATGGTGGTGATGTAAAGATACAATCATATTTGTTTGCTTTGATAACATCCAGTATATCTTCAGCAGGAGCATTGTATACAATTATTTCTTTGCCTGATGCTCCAATGCATCTAAACGCATCATAGATGTGACCGTTTACTTCCTTTTGAAAGTCTGTAATAATTGGATCTCTGCCAGAGATTATCTTCTCATACGCGATACATTGGTCCTTGTATACTCGGAACACACTTGGATTTGGATCTGTTCCAAGATAGTGCGTTGCTCTTGACGCATAGAATCCAGCAAGACGATCACCCCACCCCATGCTGAAGTCAAGAATAGAAAACTTTCTGGTCTTAACCTTTGATTGTACAAAATCAAAGATGGTCTTTGCTACCTGTGGTTTGAATTGTGTAGCAACATATGCCCCAAGTCTGAAGGATCCGCGAATCTTTCCATGATTGATTCCACGGTCTTCCATTCTCCAGAAAGTCCAGTTCATCTTCTTAAGCAGATCTGGAGAATACCAGTATTCATTTGGAGAAACAAATCCATGTGAACCACAGTCATAGCGATTTCGTTGCTGATAATAATTACTGATGTCATTAAAATAATGACCATAAGAGATTACAAACTTACCATGTGTTGAGTATGGATATTTGTAATCAGTGTATTTTTCAGTAACAGTTCCAGCATCACGCATAATGAACTCCATATGTGGAGCAGCACGAAGTTCTTTAAATTTCTTTTCTACATCTTCGATTGGAATATGTCTAAAAGGAAATAAAACAGAATACTTTAAAACATATTCTGCCATTCCCTCTTTAATTTCTTCTTTCTTAAAGAGATTATTCATCTCTTCCCAATCGGTTCCATTAATAACTGGAATACCGTCATCACCAGCAAACTTCTTGAGGAAGTCTACCACATCATCAATTTTTGTTTTGTTCATTATACACCTGTAGATCCAAACCCGCCATCACGATCACTTTTACGAGATGGTCTTTCATTTATGTATGAAAGATCTGCCTGGGGTTGGTAAACCAATTCACCTTGTGCTATGCGATCACCAGAATAAATTCGTAGACGTTCTTGAGAATTATTATAGACTGGAATCATCAGTTGTTCGACATAATCTGAGTCGATTATACCAACACAATTAATGAGATTCAATCCTTTCTTTGTGGAAAGACCAGAGCGAGGATAGATCTTTACACAATGCTGTTCTGGAATGTCGAGAATTATTCCAGTCGGAACAAGTATTCTCCACTCAGATGGTACGTCAATATATCCTCGACCATTTTCGTCTTGAGAACCAAGAACTATTATTTCTTTATTATCTTTGGAAAATGTCTTGAACGAATGCTGATAATGAAAATGTGCTGCGATGTCGAAACACGCGGAATTCTTTGTTCCGTATTTTACATCTGGCACATCTGGATAAATTTTGTATATTTTTAAAATCATTTTACGATTCCATTCCTTTACTGATAATGCCTTATCGTCTATAAAAAGATCGACATCTGGTTTTCCAAATATTATCTTATCGTACTTTACTCCGAATCTTTTCATCTGATCATGTGTAAGTTGCGAATGATCTTTACCAGAAGCAGATCCGCGCGCAGTAAAAAGATAAACTGTGTTTCCATCATCATATAATCTATTTACACGATCGATCATACTTTGAATCGGAACTGAGTTACTGTAATCAGATCCGTTGGTTTTTACAAGCGT